GTCCGACGCATTAACGGCTTATTCCATTGACCATTACAAAGGAATAAATTTAACTTTGCGAAATGGTGTTGCAACTATGAATAATGGGCAACCTGCCCCCGATAAGGATATGTATAAAAATACCATTGCTGCGATTGATGAGGTAATTGCTCGAGCGCCTGAAGTTGTAAGAGATAAACCATTATGGAGAGTAATGAGTCCTAAGGCCGTTTTAGGTCTGAAAGAAGGCGCAACCTATGTAGATAAGGGTTTTGTATCCACTACTTTGAACGATTTAGGCGACTTAACAAATGATAACTCACAAGAGTTAATGCGAAACTTTTTAATGGTGGGCGGAGTAAGTAATGTTTTGGCTAAGATATTGCCTAACGGAAATTACAAAGGGTTGAATATGAATAGGACCTTAAAAAGGGGCTACGCAGTTAACTTAGAGGAACAGGAGTTTTTATTGCCTCGCAATAGCGCATTTACTTTCTTAGGTTTCGAAACTTTATCTAACAATCAAACCATTGCCGTTTTAGAAAGAGCGAACTAATGAACTCTAAATTTCTCACAGAAATCGGAGATTTTATACTTTTATCTGAATTTGAAAAACACGCTCCCGGCAAACACAATCAACAAAGCCATGCAGGAGGCAGGGGCGGTAAAGTTTATAGCGACTTAAAAGATTTCGTAGCAGAAGAAAAACTCCGTATTGCCCCGAGCGACGCAGAAGCAGACAAAATAACTGATGCAATTACTACTTCTCAAATGGGACCAAATCAAGAATTAGCGGCGCCTAATAGCAAAAATGCCGTAATGATGTATCAAGGAAATCAAGGCAAGAAAATAAATGAAGCATTACGAGACCCACAAATCTCAGAAGACGCATGGCAAAGATACATTAACGATATAGATAACGCTATTGAAACTTCACCAGCGTTGAAGCAACCTATTACCGTTTATAGAGGCGTTACTTACAATGTAGGCAGAGATAATAAGTTTTGGGATAAAATGGAAGTCGGTGACGTTATTGAGGATAAGGGCTATGTGAGTACTACTTTGAGGCCGTCGCTCGCGGCAGACTTTGCTTACTATTATCAGTCAGTCGAAAGCCAAGGGTTTGTATTTAAGATGAATCTGCCTGCAGGAACTAAAGGTATCTTCCCAGCAAGCGTACTAGGATTAACAGGTGGCATGACAAGGACAGAAGCGGAATTTTTATTACCGAGAGGTAGCAAGTTTGAGATATTATCAAAAGAAGGTAAAGTTTGGGAACTAGGATTAGTTAATGATTGAGAACTTCGGATATAACTCCACAGTCGGCTTAACTCTAATTAAAAAAGCCGATGTCAATAAACACCTACAAGGCCGTCATAATCAAAAAACTCACGGCGGTGGATTAGGTCCTAAATGGGCTAAGGGCGAGTGGCATGAAATGTCTGATAAGGATTATGTAACATTTATCAGCGAATCTAACCGAGCAGCG